GAGTAAGTTCGCCATAAAGCACGGCTACTCTTACGAAACCTCCCAAACACAACTAGCACAAAAAAGGCCAACAAGTTAACTTCTGACAACTCGAGCACTACCATGCCACCGAAGTGACACCACAACGTCCCGATTCAATCAGACAAGAACTAAGGCCCCCCGGTCTCACGACTTAGGGATACTAGCTGCAATGGTGCGAAAAAAGATAAGGATCAATTCTTCCCTCAAAGAGGTACTAACCAGACCCAAAACAGGAAGGGGTACTGAGGAACAATGAAATTTCCATATTTCCACCACGTATCCTGGGTTAGTTTAAAGTCTTACCACAGACCCCATCGCGTGGACACCACCCCACGTAATAGGTAAACAGAAAAAGAACAGTCAGAAATAGAGCAAATTAATGCACCACAAACAAACTACTGTAACAAATACGATCACTTCACACATCAAACCCCAACTTGCGGGATATTCTCCCACTCATCGAGTAGTGCTAATTTCACGTCATACAAACTTAATACCTGGAGTAAAAAATCTCCATCTATTAGAGGTTAGTAAGGTTACTTCTTTTTCTGCACTGCTTGCTTCTTCTTGGTTTTGGGCATAGCCTTCATAGCAACTGGCAACTTAGCAGGCACACCTGTATTATTACCATTAGGAGAGTAAGTTGAAACACTCTCCTTTTTGCTTTGAAGTGACTTAGCCACATTACCTGCTGTCTTAACCATAGCTCCGATTGCACCAGCTCCTGGTATAGCACTCAGGACAGGTGAAATAAAATCGGAGGCGGTCGAAACAGCATCTGCAAACCAATCTCCAAGTCCATTCATGCGCTGCGGGACACCAACAGGCATTGCACGAATAATCTCCCCATAAAGATCAAGAGCAACTGGATCATACCTGCAAGAATGCTTAGCAAGGACAACCAGATCAGCCTCATTCTGAGTGGGGAAACGCTCAACAAAATACACCGCATTTAACTGCAACGTAGTTGAGTTGGACAAGCCGGTGAAATAAGCACCAGCAGCATTGAACTGCATGGGTAAACAACCGGCAGGGACAAAGGCATTCAGAGTATAAGTAGAAGTAGCAGAAAAACTAGTGACCTCAAGCGAACTCAAGCCAACAACAGTAGCATTGTAGCTAGAAATCGCACTATCTGTAGGAGCAAGAGTGTTGACATATGAAGTCATGTTACCACTCGTTAAAATCTCCTCTGAATTTAAGGTATGCACAATATAACAACCCTCTTTGGCTTTCCATTGCTTTGAGCCATCGAGAAGAAGTGCAGTCCCAGAATTCTGAGGAGGAGCCTTGTCAAACACAGCCGAACCATACCCCCAAACAGGGTTAGTAGGTGGCGTCCCAGTGAGGGAAGTGAACAAGACTGAACTCCCATTAGTAACAGAGGGGGCAGGCTGACGGTAAGCAGTAACAAGACCTTGGATATTAAGATCAGAAGTGGTATTGATCACCTCCCATCCCAAACCAATTACTCTATACTCACCGTTCAAATAGGGTTTAATTTGAGAGAACAAAGGTTGCGAGGGGATTGCTGTTCCAGTAGCACCAGAGTCAAAAGTAGTAGCTCCGGCAGCAACAGAACAAACTGAAATACCACCCCAATTAGTAGCAAGAGGTGTACCAGTGGGATTAATTTGCACATTCCCACCGAAACCCGAGCTAGCACCCAATATTGGATTGTTAATGTTCGCCAAATACATAGGAGAAGGAAGATGGAAGGGAAAACTGTGAATATGACAATCCCAGTTTCCTTCAATTCCGCTTGGAACGGAAATCTGCTGTGAACACTTCACGACTTGAACAACCGATGCTGCTTCATAGGTATCAGGGTACCCACAAACATTCAAAGGCGTGTCGTGAAAAGGATCAACAACAGCAATCAACCACTCCTTACCCGCTTCGGTTAGACCCAAGCGATTACCAATCTTTTCAAGGATCCTCTCCGACCTAGCCACATCACGATCAGTCATGTTAATGAACTTAAACTATCAACCGAACAAACTCTAGTGCAAAATATGAGACCCCGATAACCAAATACAGGACTTCCAGCAAGCACAGTACACGTCCACCTTGAATTGGATGGGGCTCCGCAGTAATGAAACCGAAACAAATCGCACACAAACGGGTTAGTAAAGTCAAGAGTAAAGACATAAAACAAAACAATCTGACACATCACAAGTAGTATTTTTAGACTTTTGGTCTAAAATATTTTAAGCGAGCTAATTTAATGCTAAGCAACTCAAAATTAATTTTAGTTAAGCTCCATAGAATCTGCAGACTTCCATAGATCAACCCAAGCGTCAAACAGACAAACTCGTGACCGGCGAACACGCGAACCAACGCTTTGTCCACCTTCAGGAATGGACCACCTAGTGGATTCCAAACCAGTCGTGAGAAAATAGTTCTCCTCATCGCTCATCAATGATGCACGAGCAGATGCGTAAGTAATACGAGAATCCATAGAATGTTCATGCCTCATCTCATCTCCATGATATTTCAGGATATAAGAGAGCATACGATCGGCTTCTCGACGATACGTTAAAAAAGGAAAAACTAATTGTCTGTAGGCACACACCTTAACATACGCTAAACGCCAACTTCTTGATTTCCAAAGAAAGAAAATTGACGCCCGTATCTTGTCAAAGTTAGGCCGAAAATACCACATACTACCTGACCAGTAGAAGCCAGCATTTAGGAAGACGGCGTCTCTCAACGGGGAAATAGGAACTTCCAACCGTATATCAAAACCCATGTCTCGAGCTCGTTCGAAAACTAGCCCAAGCCAGGGACGATATTGAACTATAGAGTCGTCACCAACCATTTTAGCTGGAGTGGTGCCATAGACTTCAAGCACCTCCGCAACAGTCATCTTCACAGTCGCCACCACATACAAGAAGACCCACATCAAAGCGATAGTGTTGTCATTCAAAGTATTCAGCTTACCAGAAGGATTGACACAAGTGCGAAAGTACAACCATCCATTAACACCAATGATGTAGAGTTGAGTAGATTGTTCTTGATACCACGTCATCATATTAGTATACTCAGGTGTAATAGTATTACCCCACGCTAGACACTCATTTCGAAGACGGTTAATTTTAGTTTGAACATAATCATTCAAAGAACTCTCCATATGCTTAACGTCACAACAAACAAATTGTTTTTCACCTGCAGTGGTTCCGCTTAGCAAATACTCAGCCATACTATTCCATCCACCATACCAGGGTGTCATACCCACTGCACTCCATTCCCTTTCACCCGCCATATTAAGCATCTGATCATTCTGATCACTGTAAAGCATTAGACTAATAATATGTAAAAGAAGACAACCGGGCATAAAAGTTCGGGTCTTCCTACTACTTTCATCTTCAGCTAGCAGTTTGTCAACAGTCCGCAATTCACCCTTAGGACTAGTCATATAAAACACATGAACTAGATGGATGACAAAGCCAGACCGGACTTCAAAATGATAATCAATCTTGCCAAATCTCTGAACCTGGAGCACAAGATCTCGAAAAATTTGCATTCCTTGATCAAGCGCATCTCCCTTAGTCCTCCATCGAAGATTCCAGGGATACCCAGGGGATGTAGTCCGATCAATACGGGATATTACTTCATCAAAAGTCTTAATGACACCCATAAAGAAAGGACGCAAGATAATTAATAGACACGCATACGAACGAGATAAGGCAGCCTCATCAGGTGTCCATTCATAACAGACAAGGTTCTTCTTAAAGTCATTCTCCAAAAGTTTACGGGAGAAGACAGCTGGAGCATAACCAAAAGGAATAGTTAGTCCAGTAGAAGCTTCCTCGCTGCGAGCCAACTCAATCAGCTCCACATTGGTTGGTGGCTGATAATCCCCCTGTATTCCGCTATTGACATGCTTAAGCACAAAAGCACCGTCAATCACGTCCACCAATGAACTATACAGAGGGACTACAAGTTTTTTGGCTCAGCTTGAACAAACCAAGAGACCATAACATCCGGATAGATTAGTATAAACACATTGCGACCAGTCGACCGATTGTGGCCAGTGTGCATTCCTACACAGTGACCATCATCACCGAAGACCGGAGCACCAGAATCAGACTGAATGGTGTTGCAAGTGTATTCACACACACCCGTAGTCTTGTCCATGCGCACGACCTCACCTGTCCTTTCAATTGGATCAGGAGAACTATCCGTGTACCGGAGTATTCGCACATTCCGGTTAGTTGACTGCAGTGACCTGAAAGAAACACGAGTCACATTAGCCTTCTTATTAAACACAATATCAGTAGTTCTAAATTTACAGAAGTCATTACGTTGACCTGGACTTAACTGCTCCGTACGTGGAGTACATAGGGTCAATGGATCAATACAATACCTACCGAATTGCCTATCCACCAGTCTCACATCTTCTAAAGGAAACAGAAGAGACCCAGAATCGTCATAAAGAACATGACGAGCGGTATAGAAACCATAAGGACCAGCAAATGCAGTTCCCTGCTTAATCCAGTCTCCCTCACTACGGACCATAACTTGATAGACACAATCCAAGCTCACAACTCGTTTTTCAGGACTAAGCAGAGCTTCTGGGATAATATCCATCTTATCAGACTTAGAGTTGCTAGCGGCGTTTGCACACCTCCAGCAGCCCTTTATCTTACAAGAATGACCGTTAGCAGTATTGGGACAGCGAAGATCAGTGATAGCTTGGATATTTGACTCCAAAACTTCCACATCCTTACTCTCGCCATCACCATGCCACTTTCTAAAGCGTTCCCGGAGGTCGGCAAAAGCACCTTGAATTTTTGATTCTAGGACTTCACCAGATGAAACCTCCCCATGGAACCACTCATTGAAGGATTCCTTCTCAAGCTGGGATGGTATAATATTATTCTTAAAGTTAGATCTAAGTAGCTCAACAATAGGCTTAATAGTAGATTTAGCACGACCACCTTCAACCTTAGACTCAAACAAATCTATTAATTCAGGCCTTAGGCTCATTCTAGTTTGAACACCCTTGGATTTCGCCAAAGATGCCCAATGAATAATTTTAAACAGCTCATCATACTCTTTCTTCCTATCACGATACTCAGATAAGGGGACTTTCAGTCCATCGTTCGCCTGAAGCGACTCAGAAAATACACGGTAACCAGAACTGAGCAATCTTTCATACTCCTTCTTAGTTGTAGCCGTGAGTTTCTGGTTCTTAGAATTCACCATAACAACTCCACCTGCAGCAATCTGCTCTTCGATGGATTGAATATCATAAAAGATGTAATTCTTCTTCTTCAAACTGGGCTCGAACAACCTTACGTCATCCAGATTAGGCTCTTTCTCCTCATCTGTTCTAACACGTCGGTAGATCTCGTCCGGTACATGGCGTTCTTTGAACTTACCAGTGCCCTCCGCTTTAGCTACATGCCTATGTTTCATACCCCTACCCTCGTTTTCCACATCCGCCATATTAATTGGGGAGTAACTCTTCCATTTCTGTTTGAGCCACTCTGAAACCCTTTCATAGGAGGCTGTACACGCGAGGTAAACAACAAACATAGAGACACAGATTAACATAACATCCAGACTACTAGATAGTTTAGGGTGCGTATTCTTCCATATCTTAAACTTCACTGTCCATCCTTTTACTACAACAGGAGCTGACTTCCACAAAGTCCACACTCCGTTTTTCAAAAACAGCCAGTAATTGTCATCAGGAGCAGGGTCAACAGCCGGGTCAGCTCCTCGAGGAAGCGGATGAAACTCAGAGTGTTTAAACTCCTCTTCATCTGCTAAAGCAATCCCAAGGGGCCGATCATCAGACACCGCGGACTTAACCTCGGATACTGTTCGGCTGGAAACCATCTTAAAACCAATACCCAAATCACTAGAATGCATATCAGCGCCACTAATTTGATCAATTGACAACTCATTGGGCAACAAACCAGCACTTACATACAATTTCTTATGAGACAAAGAAGCAATTGTCATCGGATCTCTCCGGCTTCTTATAAAAGGGGCACCAGTTGATGAATCAACAGACACATACACCTCACCAGACTCAATATCTTTCCGTATTTCTTCATCCCTAACAATACATTTACGTAACTCAATGGGACAATTCAAAAACCAATCGATACTTGCCTTAGTGATAATATCTTCGCATAAAGCTGCATAACTCTCATGAGGAGTGAACTTATTAGGACCATAAAAACGAGGGCTATCCAACTGCCGTGTAGCACGTTTAACACCACAATCACGACACATAAACTCACCAGAAGCTTTACCACTAGCACAGTTAGGGGACAGCACACATCCAACACTAGCATCTTGACCAGGCAATAATTGACCTATCCAACCCATAAAAGAAACAACAGGAGAACACTGCCTAAACCACTTAAGATTACCAAAAGACACTAATGAGGTCACAAACAAAGAAGCATTCAACAACGCACGTCTCTTAGGATCAGTAAACCAATCACAAAGACCTGACTGAGGCTCGATTTCTCGAGTCTTAAGCCTAGCCTTTTTCTCCTCCTCTGTTTCCTTCGTCTGAGACCAAACTACTACAAACACAACAAGGGCGACAAATACACCGACACCAAGGAACGACAAAACAGGCACAGGGTAGCCGAAGACCGAAATCTTCTCTTCCCAACCACGTTTCCACCACCCACTCACCGCATTTTTGGCACGCAAGAGGAACGTTCTCACTGAACGCTTAAACCCAAAAGCTGCCCTGGCAATGCGGATCCACCAAGCTCCCCAAGTAATGGCAAGTCCATAAGAAAACAGGACAGCACCAGCCATATACATATAGAGAGCAAGATTCATGGGAAAGTAAACCAGACTCGCACCCAAGAGGACCAAGCAAGACAAGCACCCTACCAATAGGTTATACCCGTCAAGCAAGATCCCCAACGCATTTGAACAATAGGACATAAGAGTAAAGTAGGCACCGCGACACCACCCCCTGATAACCCTGCCTTCCGGAAGGGGATAAAACGCCAATTCGTTATCAGCAAGATTGAACGGTATTCCTACTGGCATATTTTGAGGGCCGCCAATTGACCCTATAGGAAGTCCTACTCCGGCTTGCACCGGCCCCCCGATGGACAGCACGCCCCCTACGGGGGTGGAGGGTCGCGACGGACTCACGACCTTCTCATCACCCTCATCAACCGGGGACAGCTCATCAACTCTCTCCTCCACGAAGATGCACATCGCTCCATCTTGATAGTACCGCACCCAACCGTTGGCGAGAGGAACCTCTGACAAGAGGATCTTTAACCCACACAACTTATTGAAGGGACCAACCCAGATATGAGCCGGAGGCGCCTCCGGGTAAGATATAACCGACCTACCACCACTCCGCTCAATCACCGTGTAACCCATGTTAACCCCCGTGTAGAAAACTTGGTGTCAATTCACTACGGAATAGGTACTACTAACCGTAAAACTACCGGGGAACTGGGACACGAGAGAAACTGTAGACAGTGCAACTAAGGCAAAGAATCGTTACAGCGAGCGAATTAATGATTATCAGTTCACAAGGGGGTG